TCCTGCAGGAACTACAGTACAAAAAAATCCTGTTACTGGAGAAGAATCAAGTTTAGCTCCAGGAATGACTTTTGATGCAAACGGAAATGTTGTAAAAGCACAAGGACAAGAGGTAGTTGATGGGAATCTAGTTAACACAGATAACATGGCAGGTACAGGAACAGATAAAGTAACATATAATAATCCTGATGCTGATACTCCTACAAATCCAAATGAAGCTGAGAATATAGAAGCTAATCCTAATATGGGTGGTGAAGGAACTACTCAAGAAAAAATGGAGGAAATAACTTTAAAAGAAGAAACTCCTGAAGGAGGCGTTATGGGTCCTCCAACTGAAGAGGAATTTAATGCACAAACTGATCAGATGCTTGGGCCTGTATCACCAGAAGCAGAAGTTGATGATATTGTAGAGGAGCAAAATAATCCTAACACTACTGGTAATAATCAGAATGTGTTACAAATGACACCAACTGGTGGCTCAGGTATGGGTGCAATGATGGGAGAAGATGATCTTGATAATGAGTTAAATGCAATGACTAATGAACTAAACACAGGAGATACAGAAACTACTACAACTACTACAACTAGTGGCAGTGGTGATGATTATCAAATGTCTGAAGCTGAAGAATACATGCTAGGTAATCAAGATAACCAGGGTACAAATGCACCAAAAGGTTCTTATGATTGGTATAATGAAACTACAGGTGATGATCAAAATGTAGTAACACCAACTGGCGCAGCTGCACCAACAGGAGCAGCTACTCCTGATCTTACTGTTGGTCAGCAAAAAAATGATCCAATGGGTGATATGACTAATGAAGATTACATGAATCAAGTTGCACCTAAACTACTAGGAGGTCAAGCTAACGTGCGTCCTTTAAAACGTAAGATGACTGGTTATGTTTATGGATATGGTGGTGAAAATAAAGAAGTCAAATACAATATGGGTGGTAACCTTAATGCTTTACATAATGAACTAAAAGCATTAGATGCTAGAAAAAATGAGATACAAAGTATGATTACTAATACTCAATTTGAACAAGGTTCTGCACAATTACCAACATCTAACATGTCTATGAATAATATACCTAGGGCAGGATCAGGATATGAAGTAAAAGCAGGTAAACTAACTTATGGGTATGGTGGTCAAAAAGGTGAAGACGCTTATTTAGCAAGAAGAGATGCTGCAATTAAAGCTTCAATGGCGCAACAAAAGATGAAAGGTGGTGGTGCTCACTATTATGATTATGAAATGGGTGGCGAATATTATCTTACTGATTCTGATATACAAGCAATTAGAGATATGGGAGGAGAGATTGAAATCATAGATTAAAATAAATAATATGAAAAGAGTTAAAATTAAAAATTTACCTAAGCAGGTACATGGTGGAGAATCTGAGGCTAAGAATCAAATGCCTTATATTGACAATACTGCTGCGCCTAATTATGATATAGGTGACATTGGTAGCGATCATCCTATTCAGGTAAACAAAACTTTAACTGCAGTTCCAAGAGAAGAAGCTAACTTAGAAGCAGAAAAAGGAGAGACTGCAGTAACTGATTTAAATAATGATGGTTTACCTGAGTTTTATCACATTGGTGGTAAGCCTCATTCTAAAGGTGGTACTCCATTAAACTTACCTGAGAACTCTTTTATATATTCAAAAGATAAGTCTCTTGCATGTAAAGATCCTGAACTACTAAAACAATTTGGTAAGAAAGCTACTAAGAAAAAGAAGAAGTATACTCCTGCAGAGTTATCTAAAACTTATGACATAAATAAGTATAGAAAAGTTCTTGCAGATCCTGATTCTGATCCATTGCAAATAAGCACTGCAGAAACCATGATAAAAAATTACATGGATAAATTAGGTGCGTTAGCTTTAGTACAAGAATCTAAGAAGGGTTTTGATAATGGTATTCCTGAGATATCTAAACCTTATTTAAAAAAGGTTGGTATTACTAGTCAGGATATTATGCCTCCACCCCCGCCTATGCCGCCACCGCAGCAAGCACCACAGATGCCTCCACAAGGACCTGCCCCAGATCAAATGGCTATGAGTCCTCAAGGAATGCCAAGTCCTAATGAACCTGTACCACAAGTAGTAAATGTACCTGGTGGTCAATTTATACATGGAGGTGAACATGATGATGATTCTCCTACAGGAGCTGATCCAGGTGTAGGTAACTGGTTAACAACTACTGAAAAAACTACTGAAAAATTTAAAGGAGCTTTTGATGATAAAGCATTGGTTGGCAATATTGCTATGACTGCAGGTTCTTTGGTACCAAATATATTTGGAGCAGGAGATGAAGCTGAGCTAAGAGATGAATTAGAAAGAAGAACTGTTATGGCAGGTGCTCAAGTTCAAGGAGCTGAGCAAGGTAGTTGGGGTATGAATAATAGACAGTTTAATGCTAAAGATCAAGAATATCCTGTACAATTTGGAACTTACACAGGAGGTCAAAATATATCTAAATATGGTGGAGAATATGAGAAAGGTGGACCTATTCCTGCAGAAGATAAAAAGTATATTGATAGAATTATACAGTATGAATTAAACCATGGTGCAGGTGATGGTAAAGGTTTAAGTTATTCTGCTTGGTCTAAAGGTAATGCTACAGATCAAGCATCTGCAGAGAGATTTATTTATGATACTTATGTTGCACCGCTAGAAGATCTAAATCTTCCGTTAGATGTAAGAAAAAGAGCTGTAGACTTTTTTGTAAATAGTGAAAATCCTAAAGCATCTATGATGGTTGCAGCTGGTATTATAACACCAGAACAAAAAGGACAATTATATAAAGGTGGCAAGTTAGATAATGCTGCAGTTGATGCATTATATGAAAAGAATAAAGGTAAAATGCGTAGAGCTATTAAACAAGATAATTTTGTTAATGCCTTTGATGCTGAAAAACATAGAAGTTATAAAAACACAAATAATGCTGATGTAAGTTATAATGCTACATGGGGACCAAGAGTAGACATGTGGGAAGATAATTATTCCTATGAAACATGGACACCTGAGTTTGCTTTAAAATCTAATAATGCTACTGAAAATTTTCAAACAGATGCATATGAGAATAAAGTATTTAGTGGAGATGATAGACCAATAACTCCAGCACCTCCAACAGATGGTGAAATTGAATTACAAGATAACCAAACTGTAAAGAAAGATCCTAGTGGCAACAATGTTGTTATAGATCAAACTACAGGACAACCAGTGCAAGATGCTGGTCCAAGTGCAGGTGACCAAGATCCAAGTGCTAATGTTGTTACAAAGTCTAGTACTAAATCAACAAGAAGACAAAACATTCCTAAAGATGCTACTTTATGGGATGTAGATGCAGAAGGATATGATCCAGCTGCTGTTCAAGTTGGAGACTATGTTAAGCATGATGGTAAGTGGTTTAAGCAAACTAAAAAAGTATACAAGGCATATGATGGACCTAACGTAGATGAAATGGATCCAAAGCTTAATGGAGCTTATGGTGATATGCGTGAACCTTACGGACGTTTAGTACAAAAGTTTAATACTGATGAAGATGTCAGAAGTTCTTTCCTTACTAACTTTAATAAAGAAATTGATGGTCTAAAAGCTGGTACTGGTAATGTTAAACAAGCTGACATAGATATGCTTAAGGATTTATCAGACCAAGAGAAGATTGATTATTTCTTAAATGGTAACAAACATCACATGATGATTGCTGCACAAATGGGAGATGTGAAAGATCAAAAAAATGTTGGTGCATGGGACAAAGGTTCTAAAGATAAATCAGGTGTACCAAGTAATTATAAAAGTGCTATTGGTCAAGTAGGACTAAATCCTATGTCTACAGATCAAACATTAGGTTTTCAAGCTGGTTATATTGCATTACAAAAAATGTATGATGATCCTCAAGTAAAAGGTAAACTGAATAATTTTGCTTTACCTAAAACTGGTGTAGATGATGACTCAGGAGCAGGACATAAAAATATATCTAAAGCAGATGGCTGGGAAGGTAATACTACAGCAGGTCAAATGGTATTATGGAATCCTAAAGACTTTACACTTGAAGAAGAAGAGGCTGAGTGGATAGAAGATGAAAAGGAAGATCCAAAGACTAAATCTATACAGAAGATTAAAAGAAATACTGATGCTCCTTTTTGGACACAAGATGTTTTAAATACTGTAGGTGCGGTTGGTGACTTTTTAAATGTAGAGAAAAGAAACCCATGGCAGGCTAAACCTCAATTCCAAAGAGCAGATCCTACATTTGCTGATTTTAGAGGTGCTGCTTCTAGAATTGGTTCACAGTTACAATCAGGTGCTCAACAAGCTGCGGCATTTGGTAATCCTCAAGCTTTTGGTTCAACATTTGCAAATATGCAGAGAAATGCTGCACAGCAAATAGGTCAATTACAAGATCAAGAATATAAAACTAATGTAGGTACAGCAAATCAATTTGAATTAGCAAACACAGATGCTGCAAACAGACAAGCTATTGTAGAAGCTGACTTAGCTACTAAACTTTATGATAAGCAAATGATTGCAGATCAACAATATGATAATGCAAAACGTGCTATGAAGTGGAATGCTATTGGAGCGTTTAATAACGCTTTAACTAATAGAGGTATGACACAGTCAATGAATGAAAGAACTGATCAATTTCAAGTTGATCCAGTAACTGGTTTTACAACATTCGTTGGAGATGATAGAGCTTTGCTTCCAGGAAGCGGTAGTACTGCATCTGTTGCAGAACAAACAGCTGCAACAGCAGCATCAATAAAAGAAAAATATCCTGACATGGAATGGAAAGATGCAACAGCACTTGCTAAAGTTGGTGTGCCAACTGGTACTAGAGCAGGTATACAACAACCAACTACTGACCCTTATGGAGTTCCTATAGGTACTATGTATCCAGGAGCTAATCAAAGAAATAGACGTGGTGGATTTGGTTATCAAGGTGGTTTTAATCCATATACTCAGTACAGACAAACTGGACGTGTAGATCAGTTTGGAAATAGAATAGCTGGTCATGGAGGATCTATGGGTGGCAAGAAGAAGTGTAGAATGGTAAGGTTACCAGGCAGATAAACATATGACGTTTGGTAAACTTATATTATTTTTGAATATTAAGAATTAGATTATGGCAACTTATTTACAAGGAATTACAGATTACATTCCGCAAATACAACCCTTTACTCCGGACTATAATTTTTATTCCAGGACGTTGCAATTTAAACAAAGTAAACATGATGCAGCGCGTCAGCAATTAAGCAACCTTTATGGTTCAATGCTTAATGCACCTATGACACGTGAAGATAATATTAATGCTAGAGATAAGTTCTTTAAAACAATTGAAGGGGATATAAAGAAATTATCTGGTATGGATTTGTCTAAAAATGTTAATGTCCAACAAGGCCAAATGTTATTTAGTCAATTAACTAACAATAAGAATATTGTTAAAGATATGGTGTGGACTAAGCATTTCCAAAATCAAATGGCAAGAGGAAAGAATCTGAAGAATTGTGCTGATCCTGAAAAGTGTGGAGGTTCTTGGTGGGAAGGTGGTGATAGATATATGTCATATAAAAGACAAGAGTTTGCAAATGCTACTGCTGATGATGCTATGCGTATGGGTATGGTTGACTATGTAGCACAACAAGATATAATGGGAAAAGCTAGCAAGCTTGCAAAAGATGCTGGTCTAAGTATTGAAATAGATCAACTACAAGGTGGTTATATAACTACTACTAAAAATGGTCCTCTATTACAAGGTCCTTTATCAAATCTTTTCATGGGAAGTATAGCTAAAGATGGTAAAACATTAGATTATTTTAGAGCTAAAGCTTATGTGGAAAGAAAAGACTTTGGTATGTCAAATGCAGATCAATATGGTTCTGTAGAAGCAGCTGAGCAATTTTATATACAAGAAAATTCTAAAATGTTGCAACAGTTATATGATCAACAACAAGCAACTACTACTGATAACGCAGAAACAACAAATAAGATTAAAACTGAAATTGCAGATGATGTAAAGAAAAATGGTGCAAATCCTAAAAGTTCTGTATTCCAAATTTATCAGGATATGAAGGGAGAAGAGCAAGCTTATCAATCTACTAGCAATGCATATAAACAAGCTAGTGGTGAAGTTCAGGTTGCACAAAGATCTATGAGAGGTGAAGCACTAGATAGATCTATGGGAGCTTTTTATCTTGGAAATGAGATAAATAATGCAGCTCAAACTTTAGCAATGAAAGACTACAAGTTTAAGATGAAAACAGATGATTATTCTTTTGAAGCTGTAAAGCAAAGAAATAGAATGATTATGGAAGATATTAAGCAAAAGAATAAATTAGATCTGGAGAAATATAAATTTGATCTTAAGCAATATGAAAAGCAAATGGCAGCTAGAGGTTCTTCTATATATAATACTCCTACTGAAGTTACAGTAGAAGGGGCAACAGATGGTGGTAATTTATTATGGATGGAAGATGGCGAAAATACATACGCAGAAATTAATGACGGAGCTAATCAATTTAATAAAGATAGACAGAAATTAGTTAATGATTTAAGTGCTCCTGAAAAAGGAATATTAAATGCAGCTTATAGAGCAACTGAAAGTTCTGCTGAACAAGGTAATACTCAAGCTAAGTCTGATTACGTTAATATGACCCTTGATTATTTAGGTGCAAGAAGTAAAAAAGATCCAACAACAGGTCTAGATATTATAGGTTTTAGTGCTGAACAAGATGATCCAAATGTAGGATCTGCAAATGGAATGTTGCAAAGAACAGCTAGTACTGCTACTATAAATAGTATAACAAATGCAAGGACTCTAGATGAGAAATACGCAATAGCTAAAAAAGCTGGAATAGATATTAATGCTTTATCAGGTGTTGATGCTGATGAAATGTATGTTAATACTTTTGAAAAGTTTGCTGCTACAAATGATAATGGTGAAAATATAAAAAGACCTTACTTACGTCAAGTAAATCAAATGGCTGCAGAGCAAAAAGAACAAATAAAAGCTAAAAGAGAATATTTAGCCCAAATGGATGGGGCTTATGCTAAAATGACTCAAGGAGTTATAGAAAAAATTAAAGCAGGTAAAGGCGGTTATGAAACAAGAATGGTTGATGCTATGGAAGCATACATAGATCCAAATACTGGTTATGCTAGAAGTTTTGCAGAATTTAAAACAGCATATATGGCTAAAGGTTACACTGCGGCACAAGCTGATGAAATATTTAGACAAGATAAACAGTGGGGTGTATTTGAAGAAAGAGATAAAGATGATAGAGAAGATCCTAATAACACA